GCTTGGCCCAGAAGCATTGCAGACCCCACAAGGCATTTCTTTAATTTTTGCCAAGTGGAGTCGTTCCCTGTTATTGGGTCTGTTGTTCATTTTGGAATTTTTGCAATAAAAATGACCAAACTGCACCACCAGAAACTTTGGCAATAAATTGAAGCGCAATGATTTCTGGCATCAAAATACCAAATGCAATTGTTGGAAATAGCAAAGAATCCACGGCAGCACCAGCCGTATTTGAAACATTTGCTCGTTTAATCCATGAGCCTGTTGCTTTTACAAATACCGCCCAATCAACTACAGATGCAACTAAGAATGACACAGCAGAAGCTACCGCAATCATTCCAGACGCAGGGTTTAGCAGATAAGTCAACCCGCCAGTACCGACAATTAAGCATCCCATTTGCCAAGTTTTTAGGCGAACATGAAGCCAATCTCTCAATGTTAAGTCAAGTCCAATTAGAAAAAAAGCGTTTATTGGGCTAATTGCAGGGCCAAATGTTGCCACCAAAAGGTTTGCCAAAGTCATTGCCACGGCATACGCTATTAAAGCAAAAATCATAAAAGTGTTTCCTGTTCCATTGGTTGATAAAAGTTCCATCTGGATGGTGCATTAAAGGCTTCTATCCTAGAACGCATGATTTGCGCTCTTGCTTCCTTGGTTGGCGGCAGATAATTGCCATGTTTCCAATGCACATCAATGCCAACATTCCTGCCAATATTGGTGCTATCGGTTGATGAAAATGGTAGCTTGGTAAAGATTGCAGGGTCTAGCATCCTCAAACCATGCAGTTTGCAAGCAGGTCTTCCCATATCATCACAAATAACCCTCATTGCTTGACCAATTTTTACCCACCATTGAGATGTTCCAACTGTAGAAAACTCTCCAGAACTGCCAATGCAGACCCGAACATAGGTGTTTGCTAGTTGTTCTAGTCTCTCAAGGGATTCGTGCATATGCCAAACTGGTGCGCCAAACCACTTAGGCAATGGGCAATCTCTCAACAAAGCATCGTTGTCAGCTTCTGTTCCATCAATCACATCAGGAATTACTGCAAAGTCGCAAGATGGAACTTTTTTTAGGTTTAATGCCCAATCGTAGAAAGGTTGCCAATCAATAATTGGATTACCTTGTCTCCAAGCAGAAAAAGCCCCATTGTCTATTGCAAATGATTGACAAACTTCTATTGCTACAGACAACTGGTCAGAATGAGCAAACGAAACAAACGCATGACCACTTTCTATTGCTTTAACCGCTACTGTAGCTGGTGTTATTGGAAGTCCGTGATAGTGAATCATGTAATTTCTATGATTACAGGGTTTAGCAGCAGACGAGCATATTCCAATGCTCTCTTTTCTGCATCATCACCAAGCATACATTTTTGGTATCTCCATTCAAACTCGTACCATTTTTTAGTCTCGACACTCCATGCGCCATCAGCGTCTTTTCTAATTCTTACTCTCATATTTTCCTTTCAAGACTTCATGCTTCTTTTACATAAACACTAAAGCTGGCAGCAGTATCACCAAAAGGTAATTGCGCTATCTTTATGGCAATACGCTCACGTTCTTGTTGGGCAACCAGATAGGCAAAGCGTTCAAGCATCAATTGACACTTATCAACTTCGCCATCATAGAAGCCAACTTCTAGGGCTATGCGAACAACGTCTTCTCTAGTCATGTTCATAAGCCATGATTTTGGCATGGTCAGCTTCCTCAAGTAAGTGGCTGGTCAGTCTCATTGTGCCTTCCATCTCTAATTCTTTAAACTGTACGTCAGTAAAGATGCCCATGACGTTACGTCCTTCAAACCAGACTTCATCAATGTTCTCGTTGTAAGTATCTTCTTCGTCACGCTCGTATGTCATAACGACAGTAACGATTACAGAACCTTCGCCAGTTGTTGTGTCAAATTCGTATTTCATTTTGTATTCCTTAAAATTGGGGAACTAAGTCCCCTGTTGATTTAGTTAAGAATTAAGCGACCAGTTAAACCCATAGATTTCAAGCAATCAATTGCGTTTTGGATTGCTTCTCTACGAGAATGACCATAAAAAACTGGAGGCACATTTGTATTTGGCAAAGCACAATCAAACTCAACTACCCAAGCTGGAGGAACAGTAGCCCGAATTCTTGGGTTGTATTGTTCTTGTTGAAAATAGCAATCTGCATTGAATCTGTTTGACATGACTTAATCCTTAAAAGTACCCTTGCGAATTGCTTGGGCTGACTGAAGTATAGCAAACTAAACAGACTTGTGCAATTTATTTACTAGGTACTTTCCCTACTCCGTAGTTTTTACGCCAAGACGCTCACTTGCTTGCTCACTTCTCCAAATGTCAGCTTTCATCTGGGCAGCAGTTAGCATCCACTTTAAGGTTTCCTCTTTCTCAATGGCAATCATCAACCCCTTGAGCAAATCAGCGTACTCAATGTGAGCATAGGCTTCACGCTCTTGGGCAACCGCAGAATCAAACCCTTTAGCCATAGCATCTTTCATCAGCAGAGCCTTTTTAGTTTTGCGGAATTCTTCAAGGTAAATTCTTTGTGCTTTGGCTTCCGCATATTTGCATGAATTTTCAATGATGTATTCAATGGCTTTGTAAGGGGCTTTCACTTGACTACTCCAATCATCCGTAATGCGCTCTCAGCGTCATTTACTCTGCACAAGGTACTACCAGACCAATTCTCGAAAAAGTCGGCTTGTAGGCTCGTTAAACGCTTTTTAGAGGTACTTTTAACCTCCACCAAGAATGTGTGATTCTTGTAGCCAACCAAAAGGTCAACTGGTAAGCCAATAATCCAGACGTATGCACCTGCTGCCCTGAGTGCTGAAACTATCTGGTCTTGGTTAGCATCAACTCTGGCTGCGTGTCTCATTTCGTATCCTGTTCATTCTGTCCCTCAAATCCAAAGTAGCGGATTCGCCTCTGATTCGTTGCAAGTCCCCTAACACACCCTGCCACCAGAGCAACGCTTTGCTTGAGCCAATCGTCGATTTCTTTTGGTTGTACCTGCGTATCCACTCTTGGGCTTCGCAATTTTTGAAGTGTTCTAATTCTGCTGGAGTCATTTGTAGGCCATTGAAAGTTCATACAAATAAAAGTTGTTGTGTTTTTACAGAAGTGCCTGAGTCATATCTTTGAGAATCACCTTTTGGATATGGCAAAACTTCGTAATTTAATTGGTTTAACAGGTTATGTTTTTGTGATTTACTTCCGACAAAATAAACATATCGGTGTTTAGCACTTCTGTTAACTCTTATTTCAGAATTACCAAAGCTATGTCTGCTATGTTTTCCATCCTCACCAGCCATGTCCGTTCTTTCTTTTGTTGTTCCAGTAAACAGAAAATTGCTGGCTTGATAGATGTAACCAACATGACCCATAGCTGTATCAGCGTATGAAACAACTATTGTGGGTTTTGGCAACATTTGTAAACTCTTGCTTACCAAAAATGAAGCCCCATTTTTAACACCATCATTTAAACAAAGTCTGTTAAGTTCTAAAACCTTGTCTTTGTAATCAAAGCCACAAACACCCATGCAAAGATTAGGACTAGCTGGCATCCCATAAGTGACAACACCAACTAATTGCTCATCAATGTAAAGTCCAAAAGCATAGGATATTGGACACATACGCTTGGCATAATGTTTTTCAAGCAACCAAGGCTCAACTTCAAATGCGTTGATAGGCAATACTTTCATGCTTTTCTCCGCAACTCAGCCATCTTTGCCAAAACTTCAAGCGGAATAGGTGCAGCCTTTTTTGCATCAGCTTTAATCTTTTCCAAAGCAGGGTCAGGCTCATTTCTGCTAGGAACTGTGAGCCTTACTCTGTCAGCAGGGTTTGCTTTAACAATCCATTCTGCTTTTAAACCTTGGCTACCACGACTGCACCATTCAGCCAAAAACTTCTCCAAAGGCCAACCAAGTATTTTTGCTTCAGCGATAGCACCATTCAAAACAGTTTGGGTAATCGGTGCTTTTTTGCTTTTACGCAAGGCTACCCAATCATCCCAAATTTGTTGTGAAACATCTGGAGGACAAGCAACGCTAGTTGCGTTCTCTCTCTTTGGTTTATGGTTAGTGGTTAGTGGTTTATGGTTAGGGTTATTTTGGCTTTCATCTGGCAACCCAGAAATAACCACTTGGGTTTTCTTTGGCCTACCACCTAGCTTTCCATTGTTCTTATTTTTCTCTGCTTGCTCAGAGTAGTCTTTAATTTCTACTTCAATGCGCTTGTGTGTGTACCCTGTTTTGCCTAAAACAAAGAAATCTGACAAAACATTTTGAAGAAAAATAACCTCATCAGAACCCAGACGTAACCGCCTGATAACCACTTGGGTTTCTTCTGGTATGGGTTGTTCATCAAGGTAATACCAGTCTATTAACTGGCGGTAGATGCCATGCTCAATCGTTGAAAGATGACCAGTGTCTTTCCGATAGTCGGCAATATTGAACTTGTAGTAGTGCATAGTAGTCTCATGTTCCAATTCTCCCAAAAAGAAACTGCGGCAGGAGGGGAGACTTCTCTTTTCGTATCGGGTAA